GACATCATCATTCCAGAGGTATTTACGCCTTACGTCATTGAACAGACCACCCAGCGTGATGCCTTCCTGGCTAGCGGTGTGGTGCAACCAATGGCTGAGCTAAATGCTGCCGAGGATGGTGGTGACTTCGTTCAAGTGCCTTTCTACAAGGCCAACCTGTCAGGCGATTTTGAGCGTCTGACGGATAGCTCTTCCCTAACCCCTGGCAAGATCAGCGCAGATAAGCAGGTTGCTGCTGTTCTGCACCGTGGCCGTGCCTTTGAGTCACGCGACTTGGCTGCTCTGGCTGCCGGTTCTGACCCAATGGCCGCAATCGGTAACAAGATTGCTGACTACATTGCCAACCAACGCCAAAAGGACCTCCTGTCCTGCCTGGCTGGCATCTTTGGCGCTGTTGGCGACACCAGTTCTGCATCCTTTGCGGCACTGGCTGTTGATGGTGGTTCTGGTGACACCCCCACTCAACTGACTGCCCGCCAGATCGTTGAAGGTCAGTCCTTGCTGGGCGACCAAGGCGACAAGCTGGCTGCCATCGTTGTGCATCCCAAGGTCTATTACGACCTGAAAGAGCGCCGTGCTTTGGACATGATCTACGACGATGCAGGCCAGCCTGACACCGCCGCAGCTCAAGGTTCCTTGGCTAACGCCTTTGGCCCCGTTGCTGTTCCCACCTTCATGGGAATGCGCGTGATTGTGTCTGCTGATGTGCAGACTGCTGGTTCTGGTGCCAGCACTGAGTACGCGAGCTACATGTTCACTCAGGGTGCCGTTGGCTCCGGTGAGCAGCTGGGGCTCCAAACTGAAACCGACCGTGACATCCTTGCCAAGAGTGATGCCATGTCGATTGATCTGCACTACGTGTACCACCCGATTGGTTCATCGTTCTCCACATCTGTTTCCAACCCCACGCGGGCACCTGGACCAAGGTGTACGAAACCAACAACATTGGAATCGTGCGGATTACCACCACCAGCGCACTTGACTGACGGAGGTAACTAACCATGGCATCCATTTTTGAGGCAACAGCCGGCAACCTTGTCGGCCCCGCTACTGGCGGCACTGTCACCCAGGCCACTAACAAGGCCACTGCCGTGACTCTTAATGCTGAGTCCGGCCAAATCACCCTCGCCGACGCTGCACTTGCAGCAGCCGCTGAGGTTTCATTCACTGTTAACAACGACAAGATCGCTGCCACTGACGTGGTGGTGTGCAATCACGGTTCCGCTGGGACCGCTGGTTCTTACCTTGTGCAGGCGAACAGCATTGCTGCCGGTTCTTTCAAGATCACGGTTGCAAATGTGTCCGCCGGTTCCCTTGGTGAGGCAATCGTTGTCAACTTTGTGGCTCTGAAGGGCGCTAGCTCCTGATGGGTCTTTTCGCCTTTAGGCGGATGAAGGAACGTGAGGCTGCTGCCCAAGCGGCAGCCTCCGTCCCTAACAAGCCGACCAAACAGACTTCTCCTGTGACGCCCGATGGCAGTAACAATCGACGCAACAGCGGGCGGCGCAAACGCCAACAGTTACATAACCCTGGCCCAAGCTGACGCCTACGTTGAGGCAATGATCAGCAGCACTGATGTCAGCAAGTGGAGCACCGGCACTGATGACACACGGAACCGGGCGTTGGCAGCAGCAACACAACGGCTTGATCGTGAACGTTTTATAGGGGCACGCGCAACAGACACGCAATCACTGCAATGGCCGCGTACTGGCGTGCGAAAGCCAGATACCTACGTCAATACGTACGCCACTGGCTTTCCTTTTCGGATTTCTGAGGACTATTTTACCGACGAAGAAATCCCTGATCAAATCAAGCGAGCACAGATTGAACTTGCCGTTTACCTGCACAACAACACGGACGGCATCAGCCTTAGCGGCTTGAACGACTACAAGAACGTTCAGATTGGCAGCATCAACGTAACCCCTGATAAGGCTGGCGCCGTTGGTGCAGACCACGTTCCGCCGATGTTTGAAAGGTACTTGACAGGTCTTAGAATTAGTGGACCAGGCAACATCGCTATCAAACG